CAAATGTTTGGGCGGCTGGAGTGCTGATAGTAGTAGAGGCAACCGTTTGAGATGCGCTTACTGTGTATGTACCTGTACCGCCTGTGCCAGTACCTTGTGCAGTAATTGTTGTACCCGCAGTTACACCAGTACCAGTAATTGTTGCTCCCACATAAATAAGCCCAGAAGACACGGCCGTTACGGTTAGCGTAGTACCGCTAATCGAGCCAGTACACGAGAAAGTTGTATATGCGATTGCTCTTGCGCCGATATACGCGTTGGCCGGAGCAGTAGATGACCACGTTGTTCCGTTTGAAGTGAGCACATTACCGGATGCGCCGGGAGCCACAACTTGCACAGCGGTCGTACCGTTGCCAAGGAGGACGTTGTTAGCAGTCAGCGATGTTGCGCCGGTACCGCCTTGGGCTACAGACAGCGCTGTAGTGATGCCCGACAGGCTGGTGATGTCGCTGTTGGCACCGGAAGCGGCTGCGCCCAAGTTGCTACGCGCTGTTGATGCTGCTGTGGCACCGGTACCGCCATAGGCTACGGGTGTCGCGCCGGACGCCATGACGCCGATCAGTTTGAAGTCCACGCCTACGCTGTCAAACACGACCAGTGCCACCGATCCCGCTGCGACTGTCACGCCGGTTGTCGGGCCAGAGCCGACGATCTTCACGCCGAAGCCGCCAGTGGTGGCGTTGATGACGATGTAAATCTTACTGGTGGCCGGGGCGGTGATTGTGCGCAGCGCGGTACGTGCACCGGAGCAGTTGATGATGGCGTACTGGGAAGACGTAGAGCCAAGGGCTGCATTGGTCGTCTTGGTCAGCGTAACGTCCGCATCGGTCGCCAGCGACAGCGTACCGGCAACAGCCGAGTCCAGATAGTTGGTGATGTAGTTGTTTACCGTGTCACCCCAAGTGCCGGACAGTTCGCCCTGTGTAGGAAGTGCCAAACCCAGAAGGGTTGAGTAATTAGTAGCCATAAAGCCCCTTATTCAGTCGAAATCTGTTCCCAAAGCGGGTTCTCGGTGTCGTCAACCGCAGTCCATCCGGGGGATTGTACCGTTGCGACATTCTGCCAAACAATCCCCTGCGTGTCATCAACTACCTGCCAATTAGGTGTTTGCACGGTTCCGAGCGGTGACCAGCCGGTCGTGACAGTCGTGCTGGCCGGTGCCCAGCCGGGGGTCTGCGCGGTGCCAACTGATGCCCAGCCCGTGATCTGCACCGTCGAGACAGCACCCCAGCCCGGTGTCTGATCCGTGTTGACGACACCCTTCCAGAAGTCTGGGCACGGTGGCGGCTCGATGGCAGTCCAAACCGTTCCGGGCTCGCCGGTAACCGGCACCCAATCCGGGGTTTGCAGGGTTGGGATCAGTACCCAGCGGGAGATAACCTCGGCGGCAACCGCATCAGTCGTAGCTGCGTTTTCGGTTACCTCGACAGCGATGACGGGGGAGACGACCTCGGCAAACACCGCATCGGTGGCAGTGACAAACTCCTCAATGCTGGCGAAAAACTGTGCCTCGGCCGAAGGCGTATCGGTAGCGTCAGCAGTGTCCTGCGCATCTGGGTTCTGTACAGCCTGCGCTTCAACGGCGTCCGTTGCAATGATGTCGATGCCGACGCCGCCCCATGCGTAGTCGCCCCAAGCCACGCCGCCCCAAGTCGCATCAGGTGCCGGAGCAACGGCCGTGGCAACAAACGCGCTGATAATGCGCCCGCCAGTGATCTCGTCGGTCGCTGTAGCCGCTTCGGATGGGCCATCCACACCAGTGGACAGGTTGGCGTCAACGCTGTCGCTGACAACAACGTCCGTCGCCGTTCCGCCCCATGTGTAGTCGCCCCAAGCAACCGCACCCCAGCTTGCATCAGGGGCTGCCGCTGCGAAGATTGCGACATTGATGCTGTTGGAAACCTCGATAGCGTCGGCGGCCGTGGCGGTTTCATTTTCATCAAGGCCGATTACGATATCCGTGGTGTACTCGTCGGTTGCAACCACATCCGTGGATGCGCCACCCCATGCGTAGTCGCCCCAAGCAACGCCACCCCAACTTGCATCCGGCGGGGCTGCACTGGTGAACGAGATGACGGCTTGGATCAGCCTACCGCCGTCTACAGCGTCAGACGCGGTGGCGGCGTCGGTAACCGTGTTGCCTTGGGACAGAATCGAGTTGACCGCATCCGTTGCGATAACGTCAGTCGCCGTTCCGCCCCATGTGTAGTCGCCCCAAGCAACCGCACCCCAGCTCGCATCGGGCGCGGCCGCTGCGAAGATCAAGGCATTGATGCTGTTGGATACATCAGGCGTATCAGCGGCGGTTGCGAACTCAAAAACATCGCCGTTCTTCGACGCATCCCCTTCGGTTGCGTCTGCGCCGCTCGCGGACTCCGTGACAGCGCTGCTCAGCGCAAGGGCCACATTTACCGTATCCGAAGCGGTTGCGTTTTCGCTGGTGCCGGTTCCGCTACCGGAAATAAAGGCAACAACCGTATCCGTGGCAATTACATCGGTGGCGGCCCCGCCCCATGTGTACGCACCCCACGCCACTCCGCCCCAGCTCGCATCGGGGGCCGAAGCCGCAAAGATGGCAACATTGATGTTGTTGGAAACCGTGATGGAGTCCGCGCCGGATGCGGCGTCCGCAACGGCCGGGACTGCCGTGTCCAAATTTGCACCGATGGCGTCCGTGCCGGAGCTTGTCTCCGTGAGACTGCGCTGGAATGCGTTACTGACATCAAGAGTTGCAGATGCCGTTGCGGCTTCGGTAACGCCCAACACCCCGCTGGATACGGTCGAGGTGACAGTATCCGTGGCGATGACATCGGTGGCAAACCCGCCCCATGTGTATGCGCCCCAAGCGACCGCGCCCCAAGTTGCATCTGGGGCAGACGTTGCCCGGATGTCCACGCTGACAAGGTTTGACGCTACGACGCCATCCGCACCTGAGCTTGTCTCCGCAGTAAACGGAGCGGCGGTGTCCAAGTTCGACCCAACTGCATCGGCACCGGAGCTTGTCTCCGTGATGCTGCGCTGGAACAGGTTGCTGACATCCAGTGTTGCGGATGCCGTCGAGGTTTCAGTTACGGCCCGCGCTTGGGACAGGATCGAAGTAACTGTGTCCGTTGCGATGGCTTCAGTCGCTACGCCACCCCAGCCGTAGTTACCCCATGTGGAGCCGCCCCACGGATTGACGGCCGTGCCGTTCAGCGCCGGGACAACGACTTGATAGACAAAGCCGCCAATTACTGCGTCAGATGCAGTGCTAGTGTTCGTTGTAGCAGACTGAGAACTTTGCGCTGCTGCCGTGGTGTCCGCACCCGAAGACGTTTCCGTCTCAGTTACGGGGTAAGTCGGTGTAGCGGCGATTGTGTCCGCGCCAGAACTGGTGTTTGTTACCGCTGATTGCGCGCTTTGTGCAGCCGCCGTTGCGTCCGCACCGGAACTGGTGTTTGTTGCAGCGGATTGGAAACTCTGTGCCGCTGCTGTGGTGTCCGCGCCGGAACTTGTCTCTGCTACGACCGGTAGCCTTGTGTGGATGCTGGTGATGGCATCCGCGCCACTGGAAGACGCTGTAAGCGCTGTCGCTTGTACAAAGTTACTGGCGTATGTATCAGCGCCACTACTGGTTTCAGTTACCGCAGCGGGGTAGGTAGGGAACGATGTGTTTGTCTGCGCGCCGGACGAAGTTTCCGTTACGGCTACCGAGACACGATTCGACGCTACAAGCGCGTCACCGCCCGACGACGACTCACCGATGGTGTTGTCATCGTACGAGCGGCCCCACCCGGCCTGTCCCCATGAACCGGAAGACCAGCCGGGCATGGACTACCTTTTAGGCGGCGGTCAGGCTGAAAGTGTAGGTCACACTCAAAACGTCGCCGGACACCACAGCGCGGTCACCCGGAGCGCCGAAGTCGGCGGCGGAGAACAGCGTACCGGTGGCACCCGACTTGGTGTTGTTGCTGATCAGGAACGCGCCGCCGACCGTAGCGGAAGCGTTGATCGTGAAGGTGGCCTTGGAAGCGGTGTTGGTAGCAACCGATGGGTTCGCCAGCGTTGCAGCAGCAAACGTGCACGCGGGGCGGGTGGCTTCAGAGTACGGCACCACTTCAGTCCAACCGGCGTGCGATGCGGAGGTGTCGCCAGCGGCCGGGTTGTTGGTGGCGGCCGCGCCGTATAAGCCAAGGTACCAAGCGGTAATCTGCACAGTGCTGGTCAGCGCCACGCCACACATATACTGCGCGCCCACGTTCACCACCAGATTGGGTGCGTCGGTTTCCCATTTCAGGTTGCCGTCTTTGTCGTGGCATTCGACGTGATAGACACCTGCGGCAAACACACGCTCGCCACTGTTCAGCGCGCGGGTGATGGAGCTTTCGGTGGCATCACCGGCTTTTGCAATGTTCAGGGACATGGTTGCCTTTCAGTTCGATGAGCGCAGTAGCGCCGATGTTGGTGTATTTGCCGGAAGTGTGATGGTGAACGCAACAACCGATGTCTTGTCCGCACCAAAATCCAACACCGCCACAGAGCGGTTTGCCTTGCTGGCATTGTAGATTAGCGCGTAGCGCGCGGTCAACGAACCCGCCCATGTCGGGTCGTCAAAATCCACGTAGACCGTGAAGTCGTCCGTGTTCAAGGTCACACCCGTGAGCACCTGACCGCCAGCGGTGTAGCCAGCGCCAGTGATCTCGTTGGTCGTGGTGTACGCCGTGGTGGACTGATCCAACACCGCGTTGCCGGTGTACAGCGCGACCATCAGCGTGTCCGTCAGCAGGTTGTGGATGGCCTGCCAGCTCTCCGCCTTGAAGCTGGTTGTCTGGGTCTGAACGCTCATGTCACCGCCGTTTTAGCTTGCCCAGAACGATAGGCGTCCTGTTTCTCCATGCCGTCGCCCAGACGCTTAGCCAGCAGCAGCGCTTCCTTGAACTTGGTGTCGTACAGTTGCAGCAGATCGGCCTCACCCTTCATGAAGGTGTAGGCTTCCACCAACGTGCCGTACAGCAGCACCGAGTCGAAGTTGTCACCCAGCCAGCTTGTGCCGGAAGTGACGATGCTCGTCGGGTAGTAGAAGTAATGCAGCTCGACCGTGTACGCCTTGTCCGGCGTCGGGCCCAAAATGAACGCCAATTCTGTCTCGGCGTCTGAACGCGGGCCAAAAATAGCGTAGTATTTGGGTGTGCCCGTGCTTGTCGGGAGAGGGTAGGCTTCGCGCAAAAAGTTCACGTCCTTGTTCAACAGGTACGAGTACGCGCCGGTTGTCGGGTCCACCACCGCCATCGAGTACGTGGCGAGGTAGTCGGTCGGGCATTGCAGGTACTTGTTGACGATGGTGCAGGTGCCAGTGACGTTCTTGCGCAGCGCCGGGAACTGCACAGCGTTGTAGATGCGCTGTTCCGCCTGCTGAATGAACGTGTTCATGTCAGAGGTGTTGAACGTGTTCTCCGCGTAATCGGAGACGGCGGCTACAAGCTGTGTGTAGTTCATGTCTTACGCCATCGGGCCGCGAGCAGTTTTACCCTTGGTGGCCGCGCCGTTGCCGCGCGTCACGATACCGGTTGTTTTCGTGGGGTACGACTGGTTGGACTTGTCCACGAACGCCGTGCTCACGTCCAGCTCGTTGATCTTCAACGGGCCAGTGGCCGGGGCGTTGGCAACCTTCTTGGGCTGCTTGTAGGTCGTGGTAGCCATGATCAGTACGCCTTTCCGTTTGCGGCGGCGCGGGCTTGCCCACGGCCAACGGCCTTCAGCTTGTCTTGGGAGAAACCGCCTTTGGTGCCGCCGCCCTTGCCGCCCTTTTGTTCGGGCTGCTTTGCCGGAGTCATTTTCACTTGTTTGGTAGCCATATCAGCTCCTATGTCGTGGTTACAGTTACGGCACCAACGAAGGTTCGCGCCACAAGATTGTTTGGTGTCAGATCAAACGCGTTGACGCTGGCCCCGCCAACTGGGTTCCAGCCCCATTGTATATCCCGACTGCCTTCGCCGGGAAGCCCATTTGCCAGCAAGCCGGACTGCACATAGCTGTTGTCACGCCGGGGGTTTCGTACGGCCTGCGGGTCTTCTACCGGGTACATACCGAGCTGGAGCTGCGGGTGATCCGGCTCCCAGCACTCAGGGCACACCAAGATGTTGATGCGCTTGGTCTTGATGACCAGCTCTTTCAACTGCTTTAGCTTGTACCGCTGTCCGCAGCGGTCGCATTCAGCAATCGAGTGCTTGGCCGAGGAAAAGCGGTTTGGCATGTTAGTTGATGAACTGTTGACGCGGCACGAAGCGGATGGCCGCCTTCTCGCGGTCTTCGCCCGCAGCGTTATCGAACGCTTCGTCGTACATGGTTTTCAGCATCGGTACGCGATCCATCAACTCCGGCGTCTTTACCGCCAAGTGGTACGCCAGCCCGGCCACAAGCGCGGGGAGGAAGCGGAACTGTACGTCAGGCGTCTCGGCACCGGCACCGGCATCCTGAATGCGGCGCATGCGCCAGTACCGCAAAATGTAGTAGTTGTCCTGATTTGGGACAGGCCAAACGGTCACTTTTGGAGCATCGCGCAGACGCTGCACGTACAACTGGATTGGGCGTCCGGGGGACAGCTTGTTGGGGATGCTGGAGTAGGTCGAGACGCTGATGCGTGTGATCGTCAGATCGGTCTGAGTAGCAGCATCGCCGCTACCTGTTCGGATAGCATGATCCAAAAGATCAATGGTGTCAGCAGGCAAATCATAGGTGGCTGTCCCGTTTGTGAGGGCAACTTGCCCTTCCTCGATAGTCCACATATTGATGCCCCGGCTTTGCCACTCGATAGTGAGCAGGTTCATCGACCGGCGCGCGGTGCGCAAGTCGTAGCCGGAACGCATCTCTTTACCAGCGCGCTCCCATGCCTCCTCCGCGATTTCCGCGAAGTCCAGATTGAACGCAGTGGTGCCGGAGGTAGTCATTTAGCAGTTCCATGCCCGAAGGCTCTTGTTGATGCGGCTATCCGGGTCATTGGCCGTCTTGTCGGAAGTCAACTTGGCCTTCATACCCTTCATGCGCGCGCAAAACGAGTCGCGGCGTGGGCCGCCCTCGGGCTGCGGGGGCTTCAGGTTCATGCCCTGCTTCTTGGCCGACGCACGCCCCTTGGCGTTCAAGCCGCCTTCAGGGTTCTTGCCTTCGGCACGCTGCCACGCGGGAGACTTCACGGAGCCGCCCTTGGCATACTCTGTGAAGTCGGTGTTGTCACGCCGGGGGGTTGTCTTGCCTTTCGGCATTTTGGAGGGGTTGATGTCCCCCATCCCGCGACTGCCGCGCATTTACTTCACCTTGCCGCCGCACTTCATGGCGATCTGCTTGGCCTGCGTCTTACCGCGCTGGGCTACGCCGTCAGCAGCAGAGACAAAGCCGCCCTTGGCGAAGCGCATTTGCTTCTTGTCGAAGGCTTCCTCTTTCTTGGAGCCCTCTTTCATGCCCTTGGGCTCAACGTCCTTTTTGGACTTCTCGAACGGGAACGGTTTCTTAGCCATAGTGACTCTCCAGTGAAGTTGTGGAATTGTACTGTTCGTGTGCTAATCGTCAAACACAAACAGCTTCTTGGGCACCAGCGTGCCGGTGTAGATGCCGCCGGGGCCGTACACGACACCGATACGCACATCTGAGGGGTCAGGGTAGCCGCTGGCAGTTACGTGCGCGGCGGTGCCAGTGAGCGCAGAACCTTGTCCGACGAGCGTGCCGGAGGACGGATGTGTGCGGAACCGCGCAGCGGAACCGGCGGCGGCCGACCCCTGACCGACCAGAATGCCGTCCGTTACGTGCGTCACGGGGCCGCCAACCCGCGCGGCAGTACCCGTAATGACCGACCCTTGGCCGACCAGCGCGCCGGAAGCCGGGTGTGCACGGAACCGTGCCGCTGTACCGGTGACGGTCGAGCCTTGGCCGACCAGCGCGCCTGTGGCGTTGACGAAGCGGTCCCGGCGCGCAGAGCCAGCGATTGAACCGAGCTGCCCAACCAACGTGCCGTCTGTCGCGTGTGTCACCGCGCCTGCGCCGTGATTTGCAGCACCGACTATTGCCGAGCCTTGGCCGGTCAATATGCCGGATGCCCCGTGGGTGCGGAAGCGCCGAGCAGTGCCAGCGACGGAGGAGCCTTGACCTACGAGCGCACCGGTACCGTTGTGCTTGGCGTTGTAAACCGCCGTGCCGACAATTACCGAGCCTTGGCCGACAAGTGCGCCAGTGGCTGCATGTGTGCGAAATCGGTTGGCACTACCTGTGATCGAGCCGAGCTGACCGATCAGCGCACCGGTAGCGTCATGGGTTACCCCTGCGCTATCAATCTGAAACGCATCTTGCTGGAACGCGCCAGATTGAAACGCCGTGGTCACGGTTTACCCCAGTTTTGTCAAAGTAGCGTGAATGTCTGAAGCTGCTTCTTTGTAGTTTTGCAGCGCAAATTGAATGTACTCTTGGTTCTTCATGCCGAGTTCGGGAGAAAAACTGTACCCGTACACAACCTCAAAGTTGCACTTGTAGCCGTCCTTGTTCCACTTGATGTCAGTGTGCGGGGCTTGGGAGTCGCGCCACTCTTTCTTCAAGTAGTACGACCACATCTCGGACATCGGCTCTTTGTGCGTCGGGTCGCCATAGAAGCGGGTGGAGCACCAGTGCGGGAAGATGAGCGTGGCTTTGGCTCCCGGCTTCATCACGCGGTACAGCTCATTGAAGAAGTGCACGCGCTCCCACTTGTCGTTGAAGTTGGTGAGGTGTTCAATGAAGTGCGAGCAGTGAACTTCCTCAATGCTGTTGTCAGCAAACGGCCACTTGGCAGAGCCGATCTTCAGGACGGTATCAACACCGTCCATCTTGTATTGATCGACGCCGTGGAAGCCCTCTTTCTTGTTTTTGCCGCAGCCGATGTCCAGCTTCGTTGGAGTAGTTTTCTTCTTTGTCACCATACCATGTCGGGAATCCCGCCTCGTTTACCGTCTAGGTCGTAATGGCCCACACGCACGTTTGTGTCTATAGCGCAGCGATAGCCGAGCTTCCTTGCATTGGCCCAAAACGCCAAATCCTGAGTCGCCACACCGCCTTGGGTCTTTGTCTCAAAAAGTGGTCGCGGCAAATTCTTGTCCTTGAACATTTCCATGCGCCACAGGTTGAAACCCATGCCGGTGCCGCAGCATTCCTGCACGGTGTTCGGAATCGGCACTTGCGGACGGAAGTTCAACACCGGGTCTTTCGGATCACCCCAGACCTGCGCACAACCGCCCGGTCCCTGAGTAAAGTATAAGCCCCCGACGCAGGCGTATTCAGGGTGAGACTCCATTGTCTCCATCAGCTTCACAATGCCATCTGGAGGAGGCAGATTGTCGTGCTCCAAAGTCAGAATGTACTTCCAGTTTTGCAAGTCTGGATGCGCCAAAATTGACTCGATAGCCGTGCTGAACGCATGGCCGACTTCCATCCCAACGGCAAATAGGCGGGTGAACTTGGCATTCGGTGGCGAGTACAGGTTCATCCACGACGCAACCGCCTTGGTTGGGATAGACCCAAAGCAAGGAACGATCATCACGCAAGACATATCCTTGTAGCTACCTGCCTTGGACAAGCGGCTGATGGTCTTGTTCAGGTCAGCGTTGTGTGCGCCAGCCTGATAGCTGGAGATGATTTGTGGCTCCATCAAGTTCCTCGGTATTCGCGGTAGAAGTTGCCATGTGCGCCCGATGCGCCAATAAGCTGGCTCCGCCCAATGGTGGCTGGCATGGCGTTTGTTGTCGTAGTGTAGATGCCGTTCCAAACCAAGAACGGGGCACCCGTGCTGTTCGACGCAACCCCGTAACCATCCACACCGGCACCCGTCATGTGCGGAGCACCTAAGAACGAAATCGTGTGGCTGTTGGCGTTGCTGGTGTTTGTAGCAAAACTCATCCATCGTGCCACCACAAAGTCACCAGCAGGTAGGGTAAAGTTCATCGGGATGTAGATTTCTCGATTGCCGCCCATGATGCCAGAGGTTGTGCTGCTCGACCATGTGATTTGGTACGAGCTAGAGCCGCTGGTGTAGAGGCTTGCTTGCGTGTCATTGACCTTGGTGTAGATAGCCGCGCTCACCGACATGGTGATGGTCTGCGCCACGTTGTAGCTGCTCTGCACCGAATGCGCGTGAACAAGACCAATGGCGGTGCCGCTTACAGGCACTGGCATATATTCATTGCCAAACACCAGAGAGCCGTTCATTGCAGAAGCTGTTGCGCTGGTGATCGTGGTGAATACGTTGGCAGGGCCGACCCATCGACTTTCAGTAGCTGCACCACCTCCTCCACCAGCGGCACTCGCCGTGATCGTGGAACCGACCATGCCAAACGTCACCGTGGGCGAGTTGGAGAACAGCACGTCACCGCTGGTTATCGTGGAGCCGGCCACCGCGATATTAGGGCCGGTCTGGTTGGTCGTTCCACCGCCACCTGTGGGGCCGGAAAGTATCAGCGTGTTATTGCTCACACCAACAGAGATACCGCCTGCGCCGGACACAGCGTACACGTCATTCGTCCAAGAGCCAGAAGTGCTCTGACCTGCAATAGTGTTACCGACCGCATTCCAAGTATCTGTACCTGCAAGCTCCGACAGAGCCAAGTTCAGGCCATTGGTATCCAGCGTCATGCTTCCGGTGAGGCCACCAGAGAATCCGAGCGTTGTACCCGTACCTGCGCGGCCTGAAGTCACATTCGTTGCGGCGGCAGTGGTCAGGAAGGCTGGTACACCAATCGTTGCACCGTTTGAGTTCGTCGTACCAACAACGATGAGCGAACCGTTGGTTGTGGTCGTGGCAAAGTTGTGCGAGTGATTGCTCTGCGCGGCAGTGGTCAGGTAAGCAGGCACACCCATGCTCAAACCTGCGCTGTTGTGCGTAGCAACAATGGCTGTGCCAGCGGTTGTCGTAGAGGTGAATCCCTGCCCGACAATATTTCCGCTTGCCTGAGTTTGCACAGTCTGAGCAACCGTGGTGGGGCCGACGATGGTCACCGTCGATCCGTTGCCCGACAGAGTGATGTTGTTGCCGCCAGCCCAAATAATGTCGCTGCCGCTGATCTGCGAAGTTCCAGAGGTGTTACCCGCGATGTTCAGCACCATGTTGTGTGCTGAGTTCCAGTCGCTTGGACGTACTACAGACGTTGCTGTCCCGTCCGCAACCGTTTGCGAGTACGCGTGCAGGATCGACATGGTTTAGGCGGCGAGGGCCGTGTAGGTCAAGGAGGAGCAGGAAACGGTGTCACCGGATGCCAGCGTCAGGCCGTTGGTCATGTTGATGTCGCCAGAAGCTGCGGTAACCGCGCAGTGGACACAAACAGTTCCGCCGGAGGTCTGTAGCGTTGCCGTGGCGACCGTACCTGCCGAGGTGTTGGTGTCGCTGGTGATGGCGTTTGCAGTAGCCGTGCCGGTTACGGCAGCCCCAAATGGTGTCGCGCTCATGGTGAGCGTTGCATACGCTGTGCCCGGAGCTGAAACAGTTCCAGTGCCACGAAACACCAGATTTGGCGAGCTTCCGAGCTGGCCGGTAACGTAATCGGTCGCGCCGTTACGGATTGCTGTTGTGTGTGTCACTGCCATGTTCGGCTCCTAAAATTTTCTTCAGTTCTTCGGGGTCTGCATGACCCACCATTTCGTACGTCTCCACCTTACCGGTGTCCGCACGCGTAACTTCCAGCGTAAACCGCAGCTCTGCGGGTTGGCCTGTCAGTTCGATCATGCTCCGACCTCCTCCAAAACAAAAGTGACGGCTACTGACGCCGCCGTGCTCAGGTTCACCACCAGTGTACCGTCAACGGGCCCAGTCATCTGCTGGCGCTTACTCAGCGCATAGACACGGAACTTCTCAGTGCCGCCAAGGATGATCTTGATCAGCGGGGACGCCGACGAGCCGGGGTCGGTGATGGCGTACGACCAATAGACGCGAATGCGCTTGCCAGCAGACGGTGTGTACACAACGGTGTCCCCGGAAGCAGTAACCGTAGCCACCACATGGGTGAACTCGTAGTTACCGCTATCCAGCCCTTGGACGTACGTTACGCCGCTGGTTGACATGGGTTACCCCAATTTTGCGCGCAGCGAGTCTAGCGCCTTCTGTGCAGCCGCTTCGCGCTTTTCGAGGTCAGCGATGGACTTCTCCAACTCCGCCGCGCGGGCGGTGGCAGCGGCCTCGGCCGCCTCGATGCGCTCCTTGGCTTTCAGCTCCGCCTCGTTGATGCGTGCGTTGTGCTCGATGATGGCCGCGTCTGCGGCGTACTTGGCCGCGTTGGCGGCGTCAGCAGCGGACTCTTGATCAGCAGCCAGCTTCAAGCGAGTGCGGTCGATTTCGGACTTCAGCGCGTCCTGCTGGTCTTTCAACTCAGACAGCACGCCGTTCATCTCAACGATGCGGCGGTCAGCCTCGTCGTACGCGGCCTGCACTTCTGCCTTGGCTTTGTCGAGGTCGGCTTGGTAGACGGCCAAAGAGCGGTCCATGTCCGCCTTCTTCTCCATCATTTCGATCACTTGCGGAATCGCTTCCATGACCGGAGCCAGCATCGAATGGAACAGTTTGATTGATGCCATGTCAGCCATTTTTATTCTCCGGGCATACCTGCTTGGATCACGGTCATGGTGACAGTGCCAGAGGTGTAAGCGGTTACGTTGAGTCGTAGCGCCGAGACAGGGACCACGATGTTGCCATCGGCCGAAGTCGTCTTGGCCGCCAGCGTGGCATGGTCAAACCATGTCGCAGTGGCGGGGTTGAACGTAGCGGACTGCACATCGTCGTAGGTGTACTCCACCTTGTACGTCAGGGACGCACCGGCAGACAGCGCACAACCGATACCCACGTTGAACGGGGTACGGTAGTTGTCGAGCGGGATGACGCCGGAGGTCGTTGCCGACCCCACCGTCACACGAATGGGGCGTGCCATGTCAGGCTCCTAATTAAGCTGTGGCCTGTCCACCGTTAGGAACGTAGTAGTACAGACGGCCGGTGAGGGAGCCACCAGTAGGTGCGCCGGTCAGCGCGCCGGTAAGGGTGGACAACGAAGTGGTGCTGATGGCTGCGCCGCCAAGGTTGGCACCTGCGGTAGCGGTAGCCAAGTTCAGGTTGATCTTGGTGGACACGGCTGCGGTGCCGGACAGCAGGGCTGTCGCGGTGTTGGTGCCGGTGGAGTTCACACGCAGGCCCAAGTTCAGGGTGGGTGTGGTGCCGCCGGTAACGGCGGGAGTCAGGTCGATTGCAAACACGACAGCGCCAGCAGGCAAAACCACGGCGTTGGTGTTGGTCGAGCTAACCTGCACTGCGGTGTTGGCGGTTTGCTGCGTGCTGGGGATGTAGAAATCCGCAACCATTTGCATGTCGCCTGCGTATGCGGTCTTGGTTGTGTCGCCGCCGAACGAACGCCATGCGGCTTGGGTAGATGCTGTAGCCATGAAATACTCCTACGTTGAGGTGCGTCAGTCTCGTAGGAAAAGTCTGCCGGGACAGTCTGATGCACCGGAAAACCCGGATGCGGCAATATAGCACGCGACCAACAAAAAAGCCACCCGAAGGTGGCTTTTTCAAGGTTCAACCGCTTAGACCGAACCGGGCGAGCCGTAGATACCCAGCGGATCGCTGACGCCGAAGCTGTAACGCTCACGGGCCTTGTAGCGGACGTTGCCGGTATCGAAGTCGCCGTCCATGCCGGTGGACATGGGGGTACGAACGAAGTGCTTCAGGCCGTTGGGAACGTCTGTGGTCAGGAACCAAGCGTTCGTGTCGGTCAAGAAGTGGTTCACGGTGTAGCCTTCGGGGACCGAACCGTTGTTCTTGATGGCGTTGATGTCGTTGTCGGTAGTTCCAACACGCAGGTTGGTTTCCAGCAAACGAGTAGCGACGAACATCAGAGCAGGCGGAATGATCAGCTTCTTGGGCTTGGCGGCGATCAGCAGGCCGCGCTCATCGGTCCACGCAGCGATTTGAATCACGGCGTTTTCCAGAGCGGTTTCGTTCAGATCGACACCGGTGGCGGGGCGGTTGCTGTTGGTCGCGCCGTTCACCAGAGGGTGAGCGGTGGAGCACAGAACCACGCCGTCGCCGTAGGTCGGGCCGCCAGTGAAGGCGTTGTTCAGCACGTAGGCACCCTTGACTTGCTTGGTGTACGCCATACCGCGAGCCAAGCCCTTGGTGTAACGTGCAGACAGACTGTCGTACAGGTTGTCTTCCACGGCTTCTTCAGTGATGGAGAAGCCCATCGCGATTGTTTCGTGGGTGTAACGTGCAGTCCATGCTTCTTGCGCGTTGTCGTAAGCGATGGCAGCGCCTTCGCTCTTGACCGGTGCAGCACCGAAGCCCGACAGCTTGGTTTCTTCCTCGAAGGAACGCTCGGAAGTCTCGGTTTCGTAGATTTCCTTGTGTTCTTCGCCGTAGCGAGCGTACTCCAGACCAAACAGAGCGTTCAGGCCGGGCAGCAGTTCCTTCAGGAGTTGCGAACGTGAAATAGCCATTTTGCTTTACTCCTTAGACGCCAGTGGCGAAGTTGTAGGAATGCGCGCCGGAGTTCCACTTCACCAGCAGTTCTGGGTAAGTGTCAGTCTCGGTACCGGCCACAACGCCGATGATACGCACAGCCAAGGTTGCGGTAGATGCCAGAGACGCACCGTTGGTGCCGACAGTCAGGTTGACTGCGGAGTTGCCAGTGGAGGTCGATCCAGCGCTGAAGTTGCCCAGAGCGGCGTTCTTGCCGATAGCGCCAGCAGCGCCGTTGGTCAGGGTGCCGAAGGCTGCGGAGCCTTGGACCTGCATAACGATGTCTGGATCATCAGCGACATAGATGTACACGTCAGTGTAGCCAGCAGTGATCGCGTTGGCGGGCACATACTGACCCCACATCGACTGCTTCGTGGTGGGGTTGACGTAACGGCAACCGGTCATCACGCCGATCACGCCAGCGGTTGTGCCGGTGGTGATGGTAGCGGTCAGGGCTTGGGGGTTACCAGCAGAAGTGAGCTGGATCACGTCACCGTTGAACAGCGCAGCGCTGTTGTTGGTAGACAGCTTGATTTCGCGGACAGAGCCCGCGTAGGGCTGACCACCGATCAGATTGACCGGCTTCAGACCATAGGGAGAAGCGACTGATGCCATTTAAGGACTCCTTGGTCGAATTTAGGAACCACGCCCGAAAGTGACGCTGCTACGCTTCTCACTAAAGAGAGGCATGCGGGGGTCATTCTCGCGCATGAAGTTGTTGTCCACGGACGCCATCTGTGTCTCGGTCTGGTTCCGATAGTACGCAGCGCGCTGTTCCATGAACTCGGCGGGGATTTTGCACAACATCAGACCGCCCACGACCACGCTGTCAGGGAAACGGGTGTTTGTCCCGCTGCTGTACAGGCCCAGTTCGGGGTGGGCAGATGCCTTCACAGGCTCCCAGCCTTCACGCAATTTTGCAGAAATGTTCATCGGGTCATCGGCATTGAGCGTGCTCAGCCGTACCCAACGGAATGCAAATCCCGGCTCCGGTGTCGGATCAGGCAGCAGCGCAGGCGGTGCCCATGATTTGGCACGCTCGGTGGATTCGCGCTTGTCCAGACTACGTGGTTGTCGAGTTGTTTCCGTCATTTCACATTCCTCATTTCTTCCGCAACCTTGCGCGCGTACAGTTCCAGTGGAACGCCGAGACGCTTGGCGATATTTACTTGCGACTGCGACAACACGATTTTGCGCGGTGCTGTACTGCGAGTCACAGGTGCTACTACATTTGCCTGACGCTGAGTGGGCGCATCGTCGTCAGACTTTTCAAACTTTTCGGGGAAGCGGTTGCGCAAATCAGCATCCAGTCGGTCGTAATACTGTTTGCTGCCTGCCACAACACCTTCGCCCAGCAAATCTTCGTGCAAACCCAGCGCGTACGCTGTCATTTTCTTATCTGCACCAAACCAAGCGTTATTTTCACGCCATTTAGCCAGTTGCGGATCAGAAACTTCGGTGGTTTGCCGGTTCTGAGAGGTTTGTACCTCAGTTTCTTGCTGCTGTAAAGGGGCTGGGCGGAAGTTTTCAATCTTGTCCGCTTTGATCTTGGCCGCAGTCAACGCCTCTTGGGCGGCCAGCAATGCGTCAGAATCAAAGGACTCGGCTGCTTCCTTGTAGGCACGCTTGGCCTGTTCCAGCTCGTTTTCAACAACCTTCTTGGCCTGTTCGAGCGCAAAAGCGTTGCCTTCGGACAGCGAGCCGCGCAACTTTTTGTTCTCCTCCACGACCGCTTGCGCAATGCGCAGGGCTTCTTCCTTCTCGCGCTGGGCCGCTTCTTTGGCCCGGCGTTCTTCGTGGTAGCCCTTGGTGAAGTGCTGGATGCGCTTCTTGACGCTCTCGTCGTACTTGCTGAGTTCTTCGTCGGTCGGGTCTTTCGGGGGGTCGATCATGGGCTTGCGGCCGCGATCTTCCGCCGGGGTGTCGTCCACCACCTCGATCTCGGGCTTTTCAGCCTGCTGTGACTTCACTTCCTGCTCGTCAGGAAACTCAAATTCGGTTTTTTCAAATCCGGGCATGGTGTCTCCTTAAACGCGGGAGATGCCGCGCGGGTCTTGCACAACCGCCTCGACGCTATCGTCGTTGATGAGGCGGAACTCGCGGCCGTGAATCTTCATGCGCGTGCCCGTGTTGGGGCGCACGATCACAAAGTCACCTTCCTTGCAGGACGGCCCGGATGGGAAGCGTGTCGCGTCCTTGAACGCGTCGGGGCCCATCTTGATCACGAACAGCACAGGGGACAGCAGCTCCTCGAACTGGACTGTCTTTTCGGCCTTGACCAGCCCGCTGTCGTACTTGTCGTCTGCTTCCGGCAACACGCACAACAGGTGGTAGGTTTTAGGTTCTGGCAGTTGCTTTGCCTTCTCCTCTGCCGGGGTGTTGAGCACCTTCGACAAGTCTACAGCGGCGACGTTGAACTCAGTCGTCATTTTCAGCTTCCTTTAATTTACGCAAGAGGTCGTGCACTTCCATCTGTGCGGCAGCAAGACCCCGAGCCTGCCCCACTAGATTCTGATACGCGGCGTAGTCCGCTGCCGCACCTTTGACGATGGCGGCGTTCACGCCGTCGAGCCGATCCTGCAAATTACGCAACAGGAGCTGCAAAATCTTGTCGTCCATCATTTATCCTTTTTGGCCGGAGCCGGTTTTGCCTTGGCGGCAGCGGCGGCCGCTGCCCGCATCTGCTCCAGCTTGGCCTCATGCGCGGACTGTGCGTGCTCGCGCTTTTGCGAAGCTGTTTGCTCTGCTGTATGCACATTCAGTGCGTGCTGCTGGCCCTGATGCGTCATGGCTTGCGCGTGGCGCTGCTGTGCCTGTGCCAGCTCTTGTGCGTGCTTTTCTGCCAACATCTGCTGCTGGCTCTGCTGCGCTGCCATCTCCTGCGCGTGGCGCTGGGCAACCATCTCTGGTGTTTCTTGCGGGGCGTCCATACCCAGCTTGTGTGCCTCCAGCATGAGCTTGGCCTGCTGCGCCTTGATGTCGGCCTCCACCTTCTTGGCCTTGGTGGCGGAGTCGGCTGCCTTGATCTGCAACTCTTGCTGCTGCATCTGGATGATCGGATCGGCGGCCTGTGCCTGTGCCTGCTGCTGAGCAGCTTGACCTTGGTGCTGCTGCATGAGCTGCACAGCGGCCATTGCCACCAGCTTGGACAACTGGGCCTCGATGGCGGGGTCCATCTCCACATCCGGGGGCGGCAGCGTGACGCCAAGCTGCTGCTGCAACTGCGCGCGGTACTGGAAGCCCAAGTGCTCGGCAATGTGAGCCTGAATGGACGCCATGATCTGCTGCGCCATCGGGTTCTGTCCGAGCTGGCCCATGATGATCGGGTCTTGCATCAGGCAGGAGTGCACGGCGATGTGGGCGTCGTGGTCCTGCGCCAAGAATGCCTTGGTCGGCTTGCCCGACAGGAACGACATATTCTCCGACACGGGGTCGCGCGGCATCTGGTCGTCATCGGTGGGCACCAGCTCCTCGGCGTTCTTGATCCCCAGCACCTCGATCATCTGGCGGTGCAGCTTGGGCAGGTTGTAAATCTGCGGCGCGCCTTGGGCCAACTGGATCACAGCTTGGTACTGCATGATCCGCTGCGCCATCGTGGCGCTGTTGGGGTCGGACACGGGGATCACGTCCACCATATCGTAGTCGGCCTGCTTGGCTTTGCGGTCGCCTTCCTGCGGGTCGAAGCTGTACTCTTTGGGGGTGTAGTCGCGAATGATGGCTTTGAGCAGTTTCAGCTCTTGCTTGAAGCTGAAGTGCACACGCGCCTGCACGGCCGTCATCGTTTTGAGCTGGCGCTCCAACAGTGCCAGCGTGGTGCCGACCGGCGCTTGGCTCGACATATCGCTGATCTGCATGTCAGCGATGGCACCCAGACGGCGGCCTTCCTCGGTGATGCGCTCCAGCAGCCCGGCCAACACCGCGCTGGGCTCCTTGTACGGCAGCGGCATGATGTTGTCGCGCAGCGTGCCGCTGGGAATGTCCACGTCGCGGAACTCGCCGGGGGCGATTGGCGTGTCATCCCCCTTGGTCCGCAGCCCACGGGTTTTCATACCGCCGGGCAGGTTGCTCAGGGTACCGGCATCGACAAGTTGTCGAATAATGGAAGTCCCCGCGCGGGCGTAGCCACCGATCAAGTGGATCAGGCCGATGCCATAGGCACCAAAGCCGGGGATGTAGGTGTACTGGGCAAAGTGCTGCCGCTTGGCAAACGTCTCGTCGTTTTTGTCCCAGTTGCGGCGTACTGCCAACACCTTTGCTGTACCGCGTTCAATGGTCACCACATACGGGTGGGCCAGCGCGTCCTCGTCGTCTTCGCCATCGTAGCCCGCTTCCTTGTCACCGCCGGGCAGCACGTAATCGACGTGGAACTCCAAAATCTGGAAGCGGTCGTCTTCGTTCAGGGTGTATCCCTGCTCCTCGGCCTTCTTCTTTTCGATGTCGGTATGAAACAAAACGGGCTCGCCCAAGTCGCATTTGCGATAGAACCCGGCGGCCTGCAATCGTTTCACCTCGTTGGGTGTTTTGCGCATGATCTGGGTCAGGCGCTCGGCCGTGAAGGCATCGGATGTACCGTACGGCAGGATGATGTCTTCGGCCTGCACGAACAGGCTGGTTTGCCGTTTCTTGGACGGGTCGTAGTAGACCTTTTTGAACGCCGCTCCCCCGAGGCCGAGGTTAAACAGCATCTTTTCATGCTCCGGGCGGAACTCCGGCATCTCCTCGGTGAGCTGAAAATTCATGTCTTCAGCCACGCGCTCGGCCGCGTCTTCCTTCTCCGGTGTCTGCGCTCCGATGATCTCGGTAAGCACCGGACCCTTGGCCGGAAACGTTTCAAGAATCGTATCAGCTTGGAACCGGATGGCCGCTTCCGTCAGGATCGTGGAGTACACGCCGCACGCGCCCGACCACGGCTCCGTGCGCTCCTCGTACTTCATCCCGAGCACCTCCATGCCCTTGACGTACATCTCCACCCAGTCCCGTCGCGACATCACGTCTTGGTCGAACAGGTCCATCAGGTCCGATGACAGGCGCTGGAGGTCTGACTCGGACATCTCCTCGGCCAGATTGGCGTTGAAGTCGCCCTTCTCGGGCGGCGCGGTCGGGTCGTCCTCGGCGTCATCTGCTAGGATGATCGTGATCCCACCTTCGAGGCCGGGGGCGAGCGGATCGTCAGCGATGCCGAGCGGGGCTTGCGACAGCGCGGCTGTCATGGAATTGGATGCCATACGTGTTCCTTAATAGTACGCCTTGTTGCGGCGGCGCTCGAACGGCTCGCCATCGTCGTCGGATTGTAGGCGGATGAGTCCGCCTTGTCGAAAGCGCATGAGCGCCTGCGAGCAGCAGTCCACCATTTCATCGTGCTCGCCGTTGGGGAACTCCGCGATCTCGTCCATGACGGCGTGCGCCCAGCGCCGGTCAGGGCACCACACCATGCCGGAGGCAAAAATGTCCGCCACCGAGTTCAACCGGGCCCGCTTGTCGGCCCCCCGGCTGGGCGTGTACTCCCCCACCGGCACGCCAATGGCCCGGAACTCCTGAATGAGCGGCGCACCGGCTGCTTTCTTTTCAATGATGGTCAGGTCCGGCTTCCATTCCTTGTAGTATTCCAGCGCAAACTTCTTTAGCTCGGGAAACTCCTTGCGGCCGGTCCACGCGTCCAGCAAAATCAGCTCGTCGCGATTGTTTTTCTCGTTCCAGAAGATGCCCCAGCACTGAACGCCGCTCGGGTCAGCGGATTCCTTGGCAGTGTGCGCCGTATCCCAGCTATGCAGGATGATCGAGCACGGCGGCGGGTCTTCTTTTTCCCAAATTTTCCACCATTCGCGCTTGACGATGGCCCCTTCCTCGCTTGTGGGCTCCTGCATGTACTGCGCGGCCCAAAATTGAGGAAACATGCCCGCTTTTTTGCCCAAAAGTTGTTCTACGGGCCATTGTTCGGGCCAAAGTGAGGCTCCAGAGGGCAAAATTGCCGGAAAACGCACCTCATTCCACGGCAAACTGTCGGAATTGTTCTCTGCCCACTGCAATGCGCGCCCGATTGGGTCCTTTTTACCCCACCGGGTGCCGATCATGATGATCCGCCCGCCCGGCATCAGACGCTGGAGGGGTCCAACTTGCATGTACTCCCATGCTTGGGCGAAGGTTTTGTCAGGATCGGAAGCCAAAACGGCCTGTTCGGACACCAAATCGTCACCGATGAGGAGGTGGGCACCGTGCCCAGCGACGTTTGCACCAATACCGATGGCAAGGTACTTGCCGCCCAGCGTGGTAGACCAATTAGAGGCAGCGGATTTGTCGCGGGCCACGACTGTATCGGGGAAAACTTCATGGTAAATGTCGCTGTCCAAGAGGTTGCGGACCTTGCGGCCGAAGTCCGCCGACAGGTCGGCGGTGTGCGTGACCATCATGATGTGGTGGCCGGGGTTATGGCCGAGGTACCATGCCACGAACAGGTATGCAATCGTCTCTGACTTCCCGAAGCGCGGCGGCATGGAGACGGTCATTCGGAGTTCGGTGCCCGAGTTGACGTTGTGCAGCAAGGGCTTCATATGCCGGTGGTGCGGCCCCTCCTTGAATCCGGGGTACACGAAGTGGCAGAACTTCAGAAAGTCAGCCTTCGCCCCGGCGCGCGCCATCTTGCGCTCCAGTTCTTCCAAGTCGAGCAGGAGCTGCTCCTGATCTTCGCGTGGAAGCGTGGGGAGCGCGGCTAGTAGGAGGTCGATTTCTTGCGGAGTAAGCGCATCCGCGTTGAGTTGCATCAGACTTTTCGCGCCTTTCCGTATCCCTTGAACGACTTGACGCTGCCACCCTTGGCGTAGCGCTGGCCTTCGGCCTCGGCTTCCTTGCGGTTTGCGCGTGCGTCAGCAGCAGCTTTTGCCGCTTTGGGGTTGCCCGTATCAATGTCGTTCTGCAACAGATTTGCTTGGATAGCCGCCATCTTGCTGCGCTTGGTTGGGTCGTTGAGCGAGCGGTCTTCGTTCGGCAAAAGGGAGTTGTATTTTTCGGCCATATCAGTCCTTCGGGGTTACGGTCTGTACTTCGACCACCTTGGGGAGCAAAGCGGCCAGCTTGGCGCGTAGTCTATCTTGTAGCTCGTCTGCTGTCGCGTCAATCTTGCGCACCTCGATGCGCTCGGTGAACGACCCCACTTCCGTAATCTTGCCCAGCAGTTCAATGGCCTTCAGGCGGATGCGGGCGTCGGGGTGCTTCGTCTCCTCCATCAGCTTGGCAACCACGTACCCGCGCATCTCCTTGGCCTGATTGACGAACTCCCAGTCGTACTCGCTGAGCATCCCGGCGAGGTGCTTGACCGCAGCGGGGACATTCAGTGTGGCGATAGCGCGCTTCTTCTCCGCATCCGTCAGGGCCGGGGATGTTACGGCGGCAAATGCTTGCTGCGCGGCCGCGCGCTGTGTGTCGGTCACTACCGTTGTTTCGTCCACGGCGTCCAACCAGTGGGTGGTGGCCGCCTGCGCGCCCAGCAGGGCGGGCGTGTCCATGTCATCGAAGTCGTCGAACTCCGGGTCAAGCAAATGTTCCAGTGTTTTCATCGCAGCCTCTGGTATGTGGCGGTAGGGGTATTGTGCCACGGTGCGCGTTTTTGCAGAAGCGCCCTGTACGCCGGGACGGCGGCGTGGTACCATCCGCGCACGGAATCGCAATCCGTCTTGCTCTTGTCATCTCCCTGACTTCCGGGTTGCCCCCGGACTTAACCCCCAGATCGAAAGGTCTGGGGGTTATTTTTTGGCAAAAATTTTTGAAAAATTTTTTATGTATGTACTAGGTTTTTAGCTTACTAAAAACTTACAAAATGCCGAGGGTTTGCGGGGAATAGTGTTTTGTGCCGCCGCCGAAGGGCCGCCAAATCTTGGGGTGTTGGGGTAGGGTGGGTCAGCCAGCCCCCGATTTAGGGACACCAAACACCCTCAATAAACAGGGATTGCGACAATTTAGGCATGGATTCAAGGTTGGATTCATCGGTAAGGACACATTGTCCTTAGCGTTTTCATCTACTTACTAGGAGTTTTCCATGTCTATCGCTACTATCAAAGTCAACGCCATCACCACTGCCATCAACCAGATGGTTGACGGGTTCCTGAGCTTCGAGGATGCCTGCGCCAAAGTCAGAGCCTATCGTGCGTCCGAGCAACTCGACGCGGACACCGCGCGCACCTACATTCAGACGGCGCTGTGCGCCAAGAAGCCAGCCTACGCTGCACAACTTACCGAGAATGGCAAGCCCCAACAGTCCAGCGCCTTGCAGAAAGCTGTTAGCCGCATGATGCGCTACACCGATCCTGATTACGATGCTAAGGCTGAGCAAGGCGCTGCCGCTGCTAAGGAGGAGCTGGACATTCCCGCTGACATCATGGCCGCTGCAATGAAGCTGGCTAAGCTGTGCAATGAGTACGAAGGCGCTGCGAAGCTGGCCGCTACTGCTTTGGCTAAGGCCCGTGCTTCTCTGTGATATGTACTAAGGACAAATTGTCCTTAGTATTACTGATGCGCTGTGTTAGTGAGCGCTCACGTTCGATGGGGGCTGGC